ACTCCGGATCCGCGTATTTCGAGACAAGAAAGTCGGCGAGATTGTCGAGTTGATCCTGAGAGTCGACGAGCGTCGCCACCTCGTAAGGGCTCACCCCGTAAGCGGTCCGAGACCTTTGGTTGTTCGCGATCGCGGTCCCCGCCGGAGAAGTCACCTCGACGTTGTTGTATAGCAACTCGATCCCGTAGTTCACTTGGACCCGCTGATACGGGATCCCGGTCCCGTCGTCGGCGAACTCGACAACCGACGTGGACGTGGGAGTGAAGTCGAGACGATCGCGGAAGACAAGATCTCCGCTCTTCCCAACGAAGAGAGCTCCTTGTTCGGATCCGTCGACTTGTTGAAGATATTCGAGAGCGTTTCCGTCGAAGATCCCGGTCCCGAGCGTAGATTGGCCTGTGTCGACGTCTCGACGATCCGTTGGCCACAAGACATTAGCGTCGTCAAGAACGGCCGTTACGCGGGCTCCTGTGAGCTGTGAGGACGGGTTGAAGCCGGAGAGGAGTTGGCGGGAGAGAAGAGAGAGATCGTCGGACGCCGCGATCTCAGCTTTCGACCGAGGCTTCGGAACGTAGTCAAGATTGTAGTCGTCGACGGTCCCGGTGAAGACGCGCTCCCCGTCGGTTGTGATTCGGATCTCGCGGCGCGGGACGAGTTGGTTGTAAAGCGGTCCCGCCGTGTAAAGCGGATCGAACTTCCGGTCTTCGTTGTTGAGAACAATCGACGCCATTCCAGCGGAGTAACGGTCGAGATCTCGGTTCTTCCCCCGACTCACCGACGCCGTTATGAGACTTGAAGTGATGTCGGCGAACGAGTTCCCGCCAAGCGTGTAAAGAAGATTGTCGAGGACGCCCGCGACCGGGTCGTCGAGGATAAAGCCTTCGACGGTTGAGAGTTGGACGACCGTAGCCATTAGGCTCTCGCAAAAACGGGACCGCTGTGGCGCTCGTATTTCTTTATGGCGGAGACAATCTCCTCACCGACCCGGGCCCCGTTCGTCCCCATTCCCGCGTTGACTGTGATGTTGATTGTGGAGCCGCCGAGAGCGTTGTTCGGGACGATTCTTCCGTCGCCGGACGGGACGAAGAGCTCCGGCCCCATCTCCCCGACGAGATACGAGGTTCCACCGGACACGGGTCCTCCGCCAGCTCGACGACCACCGAAACCGGCTCCGCCAACACTAATGACGCTCTGACTCTCGAACGCTCCGGCCGAGACGAAACGCTCGTAAGCTTCTCGCGCCGCGTTGAGCCAATTCGCCAACGTCTCCATCGCTGTCGCCAACCGTTGCACCGGGTTGAGATTCTTTTCGAGCCAGTCAATGAACCCGGGGGATTCGCCTTGGAACCCGCCCATAGCTCGAATGACTTCGTCGAGGAAGAAGGCGAGATCTGACACAACCGAGACCGTGTCCCCGAATAAAGGAATGACGGTCTCGAGTGCTTGCTCGACGAGAGGGATCAACGTCTCGACCAACTCGCCGAATCGGATAATCGTCTCTTCCACCTCGGGCCACAAGTCCTTGAAGAGTTGTATTATGTTCGCCAAGACTTCGCTCGAGAGAAACTTGTCAATGGCGTCGAAGATAGCGACGAAGCCCTCCTCGATCGCCGGTCCGTTCGTGTCGATCCACTCGAGGAAGTCGTCGAGATACGGTTGGAGTCTCTCGATTAGCGCGAGACCAATCTCGAGGAAGCTGTCCTTGATCGTCTCCATCGCGACGTTGAACTTTTGTTGCGCGGTCTCGTTGACGATCTGCATCGCCTCGTCCATAATGAGGAACTCGTCCGTCATATCGGCGACGATCTGAGAGTTCACCTCGACGTTCTCTCCCGTCAAAGCGAGAACACCGTTCAATCCTTCGATCGAACCGATAACTCTTGTAAAGTCTTCTTCGTTCTCCCCGAAAGCTTCCCGAAGCTTCACCATCGTCGCCAAGAAACCATCTTGTTCGATTGAGTTCTTGACATCGTCCGTCGTGAAGCCGTACTTCTCGAGCATACGTTGAGCTTCGGACGTTGGTTTCAAGAACGCTTGCATTGCGGCTTTGATACCTGTGACAGCTTGAGAAGCCGGGAGTCCGGTCTTCGTCAATCCGGCAATGAGACCCGTTGTCTCTTGGAAAGAGATCCCCAACTCGTTAGAGATTGGGATTACCTGACCGAGCGAGGACGCCAACTCCTCCGGAGCGAACTGTCCAAGCCGGACCGCCTCAGCCAAAGCCTCGACCGCTTCCGTCCCCGAAAGATTCGCCGCCCCGTAAGTGTTCATCGCGGCGGTCGCTGTGTTCGCGATCGCGTTGACGTCGCCCAAACCAATCGCGGAAGCCTTCAGAGAAGCCTCGAGAACTTCGATCGCGTCCGCGCCTCGAAGACCAGCGGAAGTGATAAAGAAGAGCGCGTCCGCCGCTTCTTGGGAGGACTTGCCGAAACTCGGTCCTAGTTCCCGCGCCGCCTTCTCAAGCTCCTCCACTTCCTCCTTGGACAAGCCGACGAGTCCTTGGATCTGCGCGAAAGCCGTCTCGAACTCCATCGCCATTTTCCCGGCCTCGAAGACAATCTTCCCGAACGCGGCGGCGACAGCGGCGGCGGCCGCGACCCCGACAGCTTTGAAAGCGTTAAGAGAAGAGATCCCGTTGTTGATACCGCTCGGATCCGACTTGTAAGTGATCGGAATGTTTACCGGCTTAGCCATTACAGATTCCTTGTCGAGTTGAATCGGTCGACGAACTCGTTTATGACCTTCTCGGCCTCACGAACGAGTTTCGGTTGGACGTTCAAGAAAGCGCGGAAACCAAACCGGCCGCCCTTCCCTTGGACGAGTTTGAACCGGCCCTCGAGTTGTTCAATCATTGCTCGACCTTGAGGAGTCGTGTAGTTGTTGCGGGAGCCCGCGAACTCCGAGATCTGAAACATTCGCTTATTCGGGGAACCCTCGAAGTGGACGAGAAGGATCGCTTTACCCTTACCGGCAGAAAGTCGGGAGAGTATCTTGGTCTGAATAGGATCCCAATCCAACGTGTCCCCACGAGCTGGATTCCGGAAACCGGACAACGGCGGGAGCGGGTTGATCGAAGCGACTTCCCGATCCATATCCTTCGCGACGCCGCCGAGACGAGTGCGGAGAGCCCGCTCCATTCGGCCCTTCAACTTCTTGTCGAACGCCTTCATTTCGTTCACGACGAACGTGAGCTCCGTATAGTCGATCGTCGGTTTCAATACCACAGCGCGCCTCCGTATCCATTCTAGCGTCGACCACGCCCTCGATTGGCCTTCGCGACGATAGCGCGCTGGAGAGTCCACAACATTCGCGGATCAAGCTCCATCAACTCCCGAGGAGAGATCCCCGTCTCGACCGCGATACTAGCGATCGTCCAATGGGCCGAGGCTTCGCCTAGCCCTTCGATTCTTTTGGGAGAGCCGCCTCCACGCCGTCGACCGTCTCGAGCCACTTCTCGAACGTTAGCTTCGTCGCTTCGGTTCTCTTCTCCGAGTGCCAAGCCAAGAAGAACAAGTGCGTGAGCTTGAGACTCTTGTCTAGCGCCGTGATCGAAAGATCGAAGTGCGACTCGAAAGCCACAATGTCGGACGCTCTGCCAGACACTTCCTTCTCGGAACCGTCGAGATACTTAACTAATAGGTTGAAGTTCATACCTCGACATTAGCACGAGTTAGGCGGTCCCGCGAGTCACCGCTCCCGTCACAGGCCACGTCACGCTCAGCGTCGCCAAGTCGCCCACGTTGGAAGCGAACGGCTGATACTGAGTCACGAGAGCTGTGAACGTATAGCTCGGATTGGTCGCGCTCGCTGAGCTCGACGTCGGCTTGATGACGATCTCGGCGGTGCCCCCAATGAGCGGGAACAATGTCGCGTCGACCGACGCCGCACCAAAGTCTTGGTGAAAGTCGAGCGATACGGACGCGTCCTTCAATCCGCCAATACGAGAGCGGAAAGTCGCGCCGAAAGCTGTGGTCTCTTGCTCGTCGGCGGAAACGTCCAAAGTGACGGCGGCGAGGCTTGCCGAGAAGTCGGTGCCACCGATCGTGATGTCATAGTCAGTAGCTACGAACTTAGCCACAATGTCTCCTTAGTCTG